GCTTGAACAAAGTGAAAGCCAGCGTCTTTAGGCGCTGGCTGGTATTATGGGCTTATAGCCCTTGGTCAAACCACCCGTTAGACGGGTGGTTATGATTTTGTGATAGAAGGAGGTGAAAGAGATAGATTTAGCAAAAACTCACGATATTGTTGGTGCTTATGGAACATATAACTTTTTTGATATTCGTAACGAATACGCAGACCCAGGCACTCAATATGCTTTTGACGTTTTGGATGGTAAGAAACAGGCTGGGTACATGATGCAACTTGCTTGCTTACGGCATTTGCGAGACTTAAGACATCAAAGCGAACCTGATTTCCCTTACACTTACGACTTAGCGGAAGCTGGCAAGGTGTTGAAGTTTGCCAAAGTCTGTCCTAACGTGGATACTGGTGAGCCTACAGCGCTTATGGGTTGGCAAGAATTTTTGCTTAGCCAATCTTTTGGCTGGCGCAATGAAACGGGTGGTAAACGCTTCTCGCAGGTCATTGTTTCTGTTGGTCGTAGTCAAGGAAAAACGTACATACAAGCTATTTCTATGTGCTTTTCTTATCTCTTTGAAAGCCTCGGACTGTCTAACCAAGATTATCTAGTAAGTTCAATCAACTTCAAACAGACCATGAAGTTAATGGGCTATATCAAGAATATGCTTAAACAGATAATCACTAAAGAACCGTTTAAGTCTCTAGCTGAAGAGTTGGACTTGTCTATCCAGTCAGAACAAGTCATTATGAGAGCCAACAACAACGTTTTGCGGGCTATTTCGAGCGAAAGTGGTAACTATGACGGATTCCACTTCACTAATGCGATTATGGATGAGTCGGGTGATTTGAAAGACCGCACGAGCATTTCTAAAATCGTTTCAGGACAGGTTAAAATCCCGAACCGTCAATTTATCCAAATTTCCACCGCTTACCCTAATCCGACTTCACCTTTAAGAAAAGATGAACGGATCATGCAGGGGATTATGGAACGTGATGACAGGTCGGGTGACACCCAGCTTTGTCTTGTTTGGTCGCAGGATAGCCCAGACGAGGTTTACAAACCCGAAACATGGAGCAAGTCAAATCCCTTACTAGACCTTGAAAGTGAACATGATACGCTTCTAAAAGGTCTTATGGACAAACGAGATGCCGACCTTTTATCGGGGAATTTAAACGATTTTCTGATTAAAAACATGAATTTATGGGGCAAACAGGATGAAAATAGCTTCTTGAAGCTGGAAGACATCGAGCGCTCGGTTATATCGGATTTTGACATCAAAGGTAGGCAAGTTTATATAGGTGTTGACTACTCTATGTTTTCGGATAACACGGCTTTCGGCTTTGTCTATCCATATCAGGATGAAGATGACAATCCTAAGTACCATTTGGAGCAACACAGCTTTATTCCGTGGCAACAAGCAGGGTCAATTGAAGCTAAAGAGAAGATGGACGGTATCAACTACCGAGATTTAGCAGATAAAGGATTCTGCACTATTACAAGCCACCCACAGGGGCTTATCAATGATGATGAGGTTTACCAGTGGTTATGCGAGTACGTGGAAGATAATGAGCTACAAGTGCTTTTCTTTGGCTATGATAGCATGGGTGTCTCTAAAGTTATTAAAGCTTTGGAACTTAACACCAGCTATCCATTAATGGCTATCAGACAGCGCACAAGCGAGCTTAAAGACCCAACCAAATTCTTGCAGACACTCTTTATTGAGGGAAACTGTACACGGCTTGATGATGAAATCATGGAGAAGGCGCTGGTTAATGCGGTTATCAAGGAGGATAAAATTGGTATCCAGGTAGATAAAAAGATGTCTACACTGAAGATTGACGTTGTGGACGCTCTGATAGATGCACTTTACCAAGCCATGTTTCATTTTGAGGACTATGGACTAGCTCAAAATAACTCTTATATGGTGCAACATATGTCACAGCAAGCGGTGCTTGATTGGTTTAATAACCCAGATAGTGGCTTGCTGGGTGATGATTTTGAATAAGGAGGTACAGATTTGAATATTTTCAAGTCTTTTTTTAGTGCAGTTTGGTCTATTTTCGACCTGATCTGCTTTATTTTGGCGTCTATTACTGCAAACGTGACAACATATCGCATTAATGAGATCGCTTTCGGAATCAGCATGACCGTGACCTTTATTTTAGCTGGTTTGGTGTCCGAAATGATTTCTAAGCCTAAAGAATAGGCTAGAAAGGAGGTGAAACTAATTGCCGATATTTAATTTTTTAAATCAAGCAACGGAAAGCCCACCAAGAGGTGATCCGAATGTTTTTTTTAGCGCAGATGACTACGAGTTTTTAAAAGCGAACCTGACTGGAAACGAGTGGGTTTCTGCTAAGACAGCTCTACGCAATTCGGATTTGTTTAGCATTATCAACCAGCTATCGTCTGACCTTGCGACGGTCAAGCTCACAGCGTCACGCAAAAAGAACCAAGGCATTTTGGATAATCCAACGAACAATGCTAACAGGCATGGCTTCTGGCAGTCTGTCCACGCCCAACTTTTGCTAGGCGGTGAGGCTTTCGCTTATCGCTGGCGCAACGAAAATGGTTCAGACATCAAGTGGGAGTTTTTGAGACCGTCCCAAGTCAGCTATAACGCCTTAGACACCAAAGATGGCCTATATTACAACGTGACCTTTGAAGACCCAAGAAATGCTCCTAAATTGCATGTTCCGCAAGGTGACATCTTACATTTTAGGCTCTTATCCGTGGACGGTGGCAAGTCTGGAGTTAGCCCGCTTATGGCGCTAGGTCGAGAGTTTGAAATTCAAAAGGCCAGCGACAAGCTGACCCTAAACGCTTTGAAAAACTCTCTGAATGCTAATGGTGTCTTGAAAATCAAAAATGGTGGTTTGTTGGACTTTAAGACTAAAATGGCACGGTCAAGACAGGCGCAACGTCAAATGACGGGCGGACCGTTGGTGCTAGATGACCTAGAGGAATTCCAACCGCTTGAAATCAAGTCAAATGTGGCTAGTCTGCTTAGTCAGACAGACTGGACAACCAAACAGTTTGCTAAAGTCTACGGTCTCCCTGATAGTTATTTGGGTGGACAAGGCGACCAACAATCAAGTTTAGACATGATTAGTGGTCAGTATGGCAAGGTGGTCAGTCGCTATCTACGTCCTGTAGTCAGCGAGTTAGTCAATAAGCTAAGCACGGATATTGACACAGACCTGTTTCCAGCCATTGATCCACTCGGTACTGGGTACATTTCGAGGGTTGTCAATTTGGCAAAGAGTGGTGTTATTGCGCAAAATCAAGGGCTTTACATGTTGCAACAAGCTGAAATTTTACCGCAAGAGCTACCAGAACCAAGTAATCCTAATAATGTTGTTCGAACATTGAAAGGAGGTGAGGAAAATGGGAAAGATTGATATTAAAGGATACGTCGTTGATGATATGACTGCTGAATGGTATGGTTACTGGGGCATTGACTCGGTGTCGCCAAAGGCTGTTCAACTGGCGATTGAAAACGACGAAGACGACAAAATCACGCTAGACATTGCATCAAATGGCGGTGATGTCTTTGCAGCAAGCGAAATCTACACGCTTTTGCGAGCCTCTGGAAAGCAAATTACAGCTAACGTCCAAGGCTTGGCAGCTAGTGCAGCTTCCGTGATAGCCATGGCTGGAGATACTGTACGGATTAGTCCAACAGCTCAAATCATGATACACAAGGCGTCTAATGGCAATATTGGCAATGCTGACAGCATGCGCAAGAATGCGGACACGCTAGATAGCATTGATAGTTCAATTGTCAACGCTTATGTTCTTAAAACAGGCATGAAAGACACGGATGTTTTAAAACTTATGCAGGACGAAACGTGGATGAACGCCCAGACAGCAGTTGATAAAGGCTTTGCGGATGAAATTATGTTTGTTAACGAAGACGACCCAGTCTTTACGAATTCGCTACACACAATGCCGTCGAAAGAAAAACTCAACCAGTTCTTTAATATGCGCCTGAAAGAAAAGCAGGCAACTATTGACAAACTGGAACACAAACCAAATAGCCAGCCTTCCAACTCATTGCGAGAACAGAAGCTGGCTATTTTGCTAGGCAAAAATTAAAAGGAGATGATTAAATGACAAAATCAGTAAACGAGCTTAACGCTCTATGGATTGAAGCAGGTCACAAAGTAGAAGACCTGAACCAACAAATCAACACAGCATTGGCAGATGACAAGTTTTCTGCAGAAGCTTTCGCAGGCCTCAAATCGCAACGTGATGATGCCAAGGCACGTCGTGACGCTCTAAAAGAGCAAATGATTGAAGCACAAGCTCAAGCGGTTATCAATGACCCAGCACCAGCGACACCTCTTACAAGCAAAGAGGAAGAAGCTAAAGCGCAGTTTATCAAAGACTTCAAAGACTTGCTAACAGGTAACTTTAAAAACGCTGCACAAGTCAATTCAACAGGCGACGATTCAGGCGCTAACGCAGGCTTGACTATCCCACAAGACATTCAAACCGCTATCCGTACTTTGGTTCGCCAATACAATTCATTGCAGCCTTACGTAACCGTGGAATCAGTTTCAACAACGTCTGGAAGTCGCGTGTATGAAAAATGGTCTGACATCACGCCACTTGCAAACTTGGAAAGTGAAGAAACAACAATTGCAGACGTTGAAGCTCCTAAATTGGCACTCATTAAGTATGCTATCAAGCGTTACGCTGGTATGCTTACAGCTACTAACTCTTTGCTAAAAGACACAGCCGAAAACATCTTGGCATGGTTGAATGGCTGGATTGCTAAGAAAGTGGTCGTTACTCGTAACAAAGCTATTTTGGACGTGATTGCTAATGCACCTTCTAAACCAACTTTGACAACTTTTGATGATGTTAAAACTATGGCTTTGACTGGCGTTGACCCAGCAATCCGTGCAACAGCATTCTTTATGACTAACACAAGCGGTCTTACAGCTCTTGCAAAAGTTAAAAACGCCATGGGGGACTACCTCTTGCAACGCGACCCAACTCAACCAGAACGTTACCTTATTGAAGGGAAAGAAGTGGTTGAAATTGCTGACAAATGGTTGCCAAGCACAGGCAGAAACATGCCTCTTTACTTTGGTGACTTGCGCCAAGCTGTAACCTTGTTTGACCGCGAAAACATGACTATTGAGTCATCTAACGTGGCAGGCGATGCATTCTCGCTTGACCAAACTAAAATCCGTGTGATTGACCGCTTTGACGTAGTCGCTACAGATAAAGAAGCGTTTGTTGCTGGTTCTTTCCAAGCGATTGCTGACCAAAAAGCAAACTTGACAGCAGGAGCGTAAGCCTATGACAGTCACGGTTGAGGATATGCGTGTGATGCTCAATTTGGACGATGATGAGGGGGAAAAACTCTTGCTCGTCTATATTGCATCAGCGACAAGTTTTGTTAAAAAAGCAATCAGCACAGAGGCGGACGACGCCTTTTTTGACCGTGACGATGTCGCACCGCTCTTTAAAACGGCGGTAATGGCTCGCACGGGCACACTATATACCTACCGTGTCGACACAGGCGACAGCTCAACTTATCCAATCGACGCCACCACAAATAGCATTGTGGGACAGTTAAGAGGTGTATATGCAGTGTATGCAGAGGAGGAGGCAAATGGCTGAAACCTTTTTACCATCCGAATTTAATAAGGTGGCAGATTTTGGGACGACAAAATCCGTGGAAAATCAGTACACAGGTATATCTATTCCAAAATTCGTGTCGCTTTTTAAATTGCATTATAAACCTCATACTCGCACGCTTAATCAGCAATATCAAGCCACACAGGCGAAGTTAGATGATACCAAGGTAATTATAGTCAGACACAATAAGAAGCTCACAAAGAGTCTGCTAGTGACCATAGACGGTATACAGTACAGCATTGTGTCAATCAGTTCAGACGAAGGCTTTGGATTGAATAAGTATGACTACATCACCTTACGGAAAACTAAGAAGGTGGGCTGATTATGGCTGATTTCGCTAGCGCATTGGAAGAGTGGGCTAAAACCGTGCAAAACATGGTAGAGCTTACGCCGAAAGAACAAGCTGAGATTACCAAAGCAGGGGCAGAAGAATTTAAGAAACGGCTGGAATCTGAAACAAGACAGCGTCACTACTCATCACATAAAGACCCCGTTTATGGGCATATGGCGGATGGATTAACCTTGCAAACTAAAAACGTTGACGGCATCGTAGATGGCAAGTCAACTGTAGGCTGGGAGAATGCTTTCCACGCCACAAACGCAAGACGTTTGAACGATGGCACAAAGAAGTACAAAGCTGACCACTTCGTGACCAATGTTCAAAATTCGGCGGAAACCCAAGAAGCTGTTCTTTTGGCAGAAAAAACGGAATATGACCGCCTCATGAAGAAGAAAGGAGCTAGTTAATGTCCGCAGTTATGGACGCAAAAAAAATTCTGCAATCTTGCGGTTTAGAACAGATAGAGTTAATCTATGCTAGCAACATCCCGAAAGAAATGCAGGATAATACCGATAAGACAATCGCGCTCATCACGGACGTTGACATGCGCCTTGACCTTGATGGGAACGACACATTCCACGGAGCTGAAAGAGAGGTAGAAATACAACTCTTCTATAAGCTCGATATTGATTTTGACCTAGATAGCTTTGAATTTGCTTTACTAAAGCTCTTCAGAGACAATCACTGGTCAATTACAGACATTCGAGAGAATACAGTAGACCCAGACACTCTACAAGTGACGTGGGTCTTTTATGTTGTCGAACATAAGATTTTAAATTAAGAAGGAGAAACTAATACATGGCAGTAGTTGGTTTAAAAATGGTAAAGGTTGCCTTGGTTGACCCAAAGACGCAACAACTCATTAAAGGAACAGAAGGCTTGTCAACTGACGGCGTAGTTGAAATTGACTCATCTATGCTGGGTACTAAGACAGCCAACATCTCAAATATCGAAGGATCAGCCACAAAGGTCCCAGGGAACAACGCAGTTCAGGATGTTATCGTTGCACCAGGTTCGCCAACCGTGGCTTTCGATTTTAATAACCTTGACTTTGAACTTAAGCAAAAACTTCTCGGTTTTAAGTCAGATGGAAAAGGTGGCTTCGTGATGCAAGGTGACAAGCCACACGTCGCAGTCTTAATTGAAACAGAAACACTTGACCGCAAACATTCAATCTATTTTGGCTTTGCGAATGGTATTATGCAAGAAAGCACTCAAAACGTTGCTACTGATACAGACACAGCGCAAACTCGTAATGCTGACAACTTGACTTATAATTCTTTGTCAGCCAAAGCTTTTGGCGGTGAGCCAATCAAAAAATATTATTCTGGCGCAGGGTCATTTGATAAAGCTAACATGCTCAAGGAAGTTTTTGGTGGCTATGCAACTAGCGTGGCAGAACATCAATAATTTTTAAGGTTGCATTTTAAATGCGACCTTTTTGTTTTATGTAAGGAGAAATCATGGAAGTTAAAACAATTAAAATCCCAGAAATCGCTAAGAAGCCTTTCCAACTGCTGACAACCAACCGCAACATCATGCGTATGCAACAGTACCAACTCGCTGTATTACAAGTTGGCGAAGGCGTTAACGAAGAAGACGTAGCTGGTCAAACTCAAGCTAGTTTAGCAGTTTTGGAAGAAATGCTAAGCTTTATCCGCGTCATCCTCAACCTGGACGACGAAGCTTATGAAAAGCTTTTGGATATGCCTAACGACCGCACACAGGAAGTGGTTAATAAACTTGTGGGTTATCTCTATGGTTTGTCAGACGAAGACATGGCAGAAGCGGACGTAGAAAACCCAAAGGAAGAAGCTTAGGCGAACAAATTTTTGAGCTTGAAAATAAAATTGAAGACATGAAACTGATAGCCAAACAGGCTCTATCAGCATACGGCTGGACGTTGGAAGAATACTACGAAACAGACTTTTACGACCTCATGAACATTTTGGGAGCGAAAGAAGTCAAGGATAGACCAGTAGACCCGATGTCTTTGCTGAAATAAATGGATTTCAAATCCAAAAAATATCTCGGAAAGGAGGAAAAAAATGGCTAAAAAAGTGCAAGCGACCATGTCGACCGAGATTGCTCTCGACATCGTGAAAGCAAGCGAGAGCATTAAGAGCATGACTCAACTGGTTAACAGCTCTACTCAAGCATGGAAAGCGCAAGAAGCACAGCTTAAAAGCGCAGGAGATAGCTTAGGTGCTGCTAAAGCTAAATATGATGGTTTAGGTGTAGCAATCCAATCCCAAGAAAGCAAGATTGAAGCCTTAAAACGCAAGCAATCTGAGTTAAAAGGGGATACGCAACAAACCGCTGAACAGTATCTTAAGTATCAGCAACAGATTGACCAAGTGACTGCAAAGTTAGCTAGCATGGAAGCTCAACAATCCAAGGCTAAGCAGTCTATGGAATACTATTCAAGCGGTTTGGCAGGCTTGCAGACAGACTACAAGAAGATGAACGAGCTGTCAGATAGTTATGTGAAACGGCTTGAAGCCGAGGGTAACAAACGACAAGCAGCGCAAGAAAAAGCTAAAAATCTCAAAGAAGCTACCAAAAATCTAAGTAAGCAATACAAATCGCAAGTTGACGAGCTTGAGAAAATCAAAAACAAAGTAGGCGCAACTAGCGAAGCTTACCACAAGCAAAAGATAAGGGTTAACGAGACGGCTGCGGCTTTAGCAAGTTCAAAAGCCAAGATGAAAGATGCCCGCGAAGAAATGGAGAGGCTCAATCCGACTATTTGGACTCGCATGCGGGATTCTGTCAAGAAGTTTAACAATGAAGCGCAGAAAACAAATAAAATCGGTAGTCATGTTAAAGACTTTGTAACTGGAAATCTGATTGCAAATGGTATTACCAACATCACTTCAAAAGTGGTCGGATTAGCTAAAGAGGGCTATGCCGCAGCAGAAGCAGCGTCCAAGACCGCCGAACGTTGGCAGAATTTGGGATTTGCAGAAGAAGAAATCAAGAGGATCAACTCTACTGTTAAAGACTTAAAATACAATACGAACCTTTCTGGTGGTGCAGTTGGTGATCTGATTCTGAAATTTCACGGAATTACTCACAATGTAGATGAAGCAGCGGAACTTGCGAAAGGGGTTGGTAGTCTATCTGACCAGCTTAAACTCTCACAAGAGAGAGCAGAAGCATTTGCTGGCGGATTAGGCAAGATTGAAGCGTCAGGAACAGTCACAGCTACATCTTTAAACAAGCTAGAGAAACAAGCGCCTGGATTAGTCCAAGCGTTACAAAAAGCGTCTGGATTGTCAGAAAAAGCATTTTCAGACTTGCTTAACTCTGGCAAGATGACCTCTAAACAATTTAATGACATCTTAAAGTCTGCGGGCAAAAGCTACGAAGAGAACGCCAAAAAATACGGCAATACTGCTGAGGGTGCAAAGAAAAGAATCACGTTAGCGTGGGCGGACACTAAAAAAGCCCTTATGAAGCCCCTTGTAAACGTTGCTTCAACCGGTTTTAACCAATTAGCAAATGTCTTGCAGAATCCTGCTATCCAAAGCGGAGTAACAAAAATCGGTGAGGGTATTAGCAAGATTGCGCAACACGCTACGAACCTTTTAAATTACATAGCAGCACATCAGAAAGATGTATCTTCTATCGTTGGTAATTTGGTAGAAATCACGAAGTTATTCGCATTAGGCGTTTGGGAAGGCTTTAAAGCTACTGTCACTACTATAGCTGATGTCTTTAATGATTTAAGCGGTCATAGTGCCAAGGCTAAAGACCCGCTAAAAAGCGTATCTACTTTTTTAAAAGAGGTCGGTAAACACAAAAAAGCAATTGTCGCAGTTGGCAAAGCTTTTGCTTTTTACTTTATCGGGTCAAAGACAATAAAAGGGATTGCGTCTCTTAGTGCTAATGTTTTAAAATTTGGCAATACATTTGTGTCAACAATGAAAATGGTAGGAGCTGCAGCCGCCACAAACCCTGTCGGGGCTATATTAATAGGTGTTACTGCTTTAGTAGCGGGATTTACTTTGCTTTATAAGCACAACAAAAAGTTTAGAGATTTTTGCAACGGGATAGCAAGTGACGCTAAAAAAGCATTTGACGGCGTTGTTAAATTTGCAAAACATGCTTGGGACGCAACAACGAAAGCCTTTAAGGGTATTGTCAACTTTTTTAAAAAGGACTGGAAAGAGCTATTGCTTTTCATTGCCAATCCTATTGTCGGTGGTTTTGCGCTTATTTATAAGCACAATGCTAAATTTCGCAAGTTTGTGAATGACTTGCTCAAAAAAGCTTCAGACTTCGCCAAAGGTTTAGGTAAGTGGTTTGGGGATGCCTTTAAAAATGCTAAGAAAACCGTTGATAACGGCATCAAGGCTATAACAAAAGTCTTTAAAGCTGGTATTGATTTCTTCCGCAAAGACTGGAAGGAAGTCCTGCTTTTTATTGCTAATCCTATTGTTGGTGGTTTTGCGCTTGTTTATAAGCACAACAAGAAGTTCAAAGACTTTGTTGACAATATTTGGGAAACGGCCAAAGATTTCGGCAAGAACATGGTTGATGGTGCTAAGAAGAAAGTTGATGAGTTTACCAAACCAATCAGAACGGGGCTTGACAATTTGCATGACAAGTTTACGGATATTTTCGACAAAATCAAAAGCGGTTTTACGGATTTCTGGAACGGTCTCAAAAACCTAGCTGGCGACGGTATCAATGCAATTATCAAAATCCCAAATGATGGTATTGATGGTATCAATGGTCTGATTGCCGATTTTGGCGGTTCAAAGAACGCCATCGCTAAAATCCCTAAAGTCAAGTTTGCCGAAGGGACGGGAGTTTTTAGCGGATACCGCAATGCCATCACACGCCCGACGCTTGCCACCCTAAACGATGGTAATGACAGCCCTCATACAAACAATCAAGAGTTGGTTATCATGCCAAATGGTCAAGCGTTTATGCCCCAAGGACGTAACGCTCAGATGATTTTGCCAGCAGGCGCTGAGGTGTTAAATGCCCGTGAGACAGCTATGCTTCTAGGGTTATCGCAAGGCGCTTATGCCAAAGGTACAGGCTTCTGGTCTAAAGTTTGGAACACCGTGACGGATGTTGCAGGCAATGCATGGGACGGTATCAAGGATACTGTCTCTAAGTTCACTAAAATGTTGGAATTTATTGGTAGTGCTGTAACCGACCCAGTCGGAACACTAGCTAAAAAGTTCAACCCAAACTCTGACAAGCTAGATGGCATGTTTAATCCTTTAGGTAACGCCTTGTTCAAGACGCCAATCAAAGAAGCCCGAAATTGGTGGAAAGAGCTTTGGTCAATGGCTAAAAGCGCATCTGATGAAGCGTCGACGGTTGCTATGGGAGCTATGGGAGACGACTACCCAGCTCATTTAAAAGCTGGCGCTGTCTGGTCGAGTACCGACCCATGGGGCTATTTCGTCAAGGAGTGTGTCTCTTTCGTTGCTTCTCGTCTTAATAATTTGGGGGTTAACCCTGCTCTATTTAGCCACCTCGGCAATGGTAATCAGTGGGGCAGTGCACGAGTACCACATTTGAACAGACCTAAACCTGGGACAGTTGCTGTATATACTGGCGGGCCTGTATCAAGTAATCACGTTAGTTTTGTGACGTCTGTAGATGGTGATACATTTTCTGGGGAAGAGTATAACTGGTTAGGGCAACATGCTTACCACCAATATTCAAACAGACCAATCTCGAGCGCAGCTACATTCCTTGATTTTGGAGTGCGAGCACCAGGAACAAGCGGTGATGGTGATAAGGCTTTATCAGAAGCTAATTCGCCATTGCAAAAATTGATTAAGTCGCAGGTCGGAGGCATGTTCGACTGGATTAAGAAATTCCTAGGTTTTGAAAGTGGGACGGCTTCTGGACCTAACCCTCAAGGTACTGGTGTTGCACGTTGGCGAGATACTGTTATCAGAGCGCTTAAAGCGAATGGTTTACCAGCCACCGACCACCAAGTATCAAGTATGTTGCAGCTTATCCAACGTGAGTCAAATGGTGACCCGAATGTGAAAAACGGTTGGGACATCAATGCTCAAATGGGGAATCCATCTATTGGACTTACGCAGACGACTATCGGCACTTTCAACGCTAATGCTTTTCCGGGGCATAAGGACATTCGTAATGGGTATGACAATCTGCTAGCGTCAATTCATTACATTCTTGGGCGCTATGGTTCTTCGGATGCAGCCTTTACACGAGTTGCGAAATACGCCTATGCTAACGGTGGACTGGTGTCTCAACACGGCGTATATGAGCTAGCAGAGGGTAACATGCCAGAATATGTTATCCCAACGGATATTGCCAAACGTGGTAGAGCGTGGCAATTACTTACTGAAGCAGTGGCCCGTTTTGCTGGGGATTCCCCACAAGGCAACCACGATAACAGTTCAGACCAAGGGCGTGTGTCTATGCTTGAAAACAAGCTAGATGTCATGATTGACTTACTCGGTCAGTTAGTAACCAATGGAATGAATCCAGTTGAAATCAGAAACGTGATTGACGGTAGAAGCGTGTCAAACGGTCTTGCACCGTTCATGACCAAAGCGACAAATGATTACGAACGCAGACAGGCGTTGTTAGGAGGTAGCATTATTTGATAGGAATGTCAGTACAATTTGACGGTAAGAACTTAACTGAATTATTCAATGAAGGGCAAGGACGTGCCGTTCCAGTGGATGTCACCAAAAATGTGGCATCAAATTTCAATAATAACTATCAAGACCAAGGGCGTAGGCGTTATGGTCAGCAATTCCTATATAGCACCTTGTCCGTCAAGCAGATTCAAGTATCATTTACCCTAATCGGTAATTACGACTACTTCAATACCATCGCTGAAACGCTAGGCGGGTATCTCAACATAGACAAGCCTAAACCATTGATTTTCGGCGATGAACCTAATAAGGTTTGGGAAGCTATCCCGTCTGGTCAAGCATCGTTAGCAGTTGATAAGAACACCGCACCAATTACCGCAACAGTAACGGTTACATTCGATGTTCCAAAAAGTTACAGCGAAAATAAAGCACAAGCCTTGGTAAGTAGCGATGGTGAAACGAAATACGGAAGTATTAAGAAGGTCTCTACTGGACACTACAAGGCTACACTGAAAAATTTCGGTACGGCTGAAACCTACCCAGATATTAAACTGAAATTTAACTCGGATAATGGCTGGGTTGGGATTGTGAAAAGTTCTAGCGAAAGCTACGAGATTGGCAATCCTAACGAGGTGGACACTCGGACAGTCAAGCAATCTGAAATTCTGTTCGACTATGTTTCAAATAACTGGATTACCAACGGTTTTGCGGTTGGTGCTAAAAACCAAGGGCGATTCAATGATGATAGCCACTCACTCAACGGCACACTTGCTATTGATAATACATGGGGTAGGCCGCACATTGCCTTGACAAGCACTGGTGGCGGGGATAAATACCTACGAGGTAGCTCAATTACATGGGAGATCCCAGCGGACAGCAATGGTCAGAAAGGGGCTACCTATGAATATTTTTGGTGGAGACAAATCTTGTGGCTAGGTGCTGCAAATCAGTTTGGATTCATGAAAATTTCTGTAACGGATGCAAACGGTGTGTTTCTCTATGGCGTAGAGACTTACAAGCACACTAACGGTTTTGACTGCCATTATAATTTCCTAGCAGGAGATGGCAAAGGTGGTTATAAAATCCTCGATAGAAAACACTTCTATGGGACACACGTTTCAACAGCCAATCCATTCAACGAACCACACGGCTGGTCGGATGTCCAACGTTTTGACGATGTCCTTCAATTTCACTGGCAAGGCTCTTATCCTAAGTTCACCGTACCAGAGATTAAAGGTAAAAAGTCAGCTAAAATCCATATCGGTATTTTTGGTATCAAAGACTGGCCGTTGATCACACACTTGTATCTGGATAGTTTTGTTTATCGAAAAGATTACGTGAACAAGGAAGAAGATATCCCTAACCGTTTCCGTAAGGGTTCTATTCTCGAAGTTGACATGGCTAAAGGCAAAACTTACGTCGACAATCTGCCTGCTCTTAATGAGCTAACTTACCTGTCCGAACCGTTCAGTATTGGCACTGGTGATACAGAAATCGATATCTACACATCGAGTTGGACAAGAACTGATCCGACTATTGAAATTACATGGAAGGAGCGTTTCATTTAATGCAAATTTGGATTCATGACAAAGACATGCGTAAGGTTTGTGCTTTGAATAACAACGTTCCTGGCATGCTACCTTATTCTAACAGTCAGTGGCATAGCTATCTTGAGTACTCAACTAGTACATTCGATTTCGTAATCCCTAAAATTGTAGATGGTAAGCTACATGAAGATGTAGCTTACATCAACGATCAGATGTATGTGTCATTTTTCTATGATAACAGCTATCACGTTTTCTATGTGTCACAGTTAGTTGAAAACGATGATAGTTTTCAAGTTACGTGCAACAACACCAATCTTGAGTTAGCACTTGAACAGGCAGGAGCGTTTAAAAGTGATAAACCACAAACCATAGCATGGTATCTTGAAAAAAATACATTGCTTGAATTTGCAAATATGGAAATCGGAGTCAATGAAGTATCAGACAAAACAAGAACTTTAAGTTTCGAGCAGCAAGATACCAAGTTAGAACGATTACATAGTATCATGGCTCAATTCGATGCGGAATTTTCATTCAGAACTGAGCTAAATAGAGACGGCACTTTGAAACGTTTTATCATCGACATTTACCAACAACCAGACGAAAACCACCACGGTATTGGTAAGGTTAGGGGTGATGTGGTCCTTTATTTTCAAAACGAATTGAAAGGCGTGCAAGTCACTAGTGATAAAACGCAACTTTTCAACGCTGGTAATTTCATTGGCCAAGATGGTGTTAATCTAAACGATGTTGAATTTGAGGAAAAGAACGAGCTGGGACAAGTAGAATTTTATTCTAGGCGTGGTGATAGCTTGGTATTCGCCCCACTGTCTAGGGAACGTTACCCGTCTACCATGAATCCAGGCAACGCTGATAACTGGACACGCAAGGACTTTGAAACCGAGTACAAGGATGTTAACGTTTTGAAAGGCTACGCCTTGCGTACCATCAAGCAGTATGCCTATCCACTCATGACCTACACGGTTGATGTCCACTCTAGTTTTATGGAAAACTACAGGGATGTTAACTTAGGCGACACTGTTAAGATTATTAATAATAATTTTCGAGGTGGTCTAGCCCTCGAAGCTCGTGTCACTGAAATGGTGGTTAGTTTTGACATGCCGTTGAATAACTCGGTTGTGTTCTCTAACTACCGTAAAATCGAGAATAAACCGTCAGGCAGTTTGCAACAACGAATTGATGAAATCGTAGCTAGAGCCTTGCCATACCGTGTCGAGATCACAACAACCAACGGTACGGTATTTAAAAACGGCGTTGGTCGCTCAACAGTTCGACCAGTCTTGAAACAAGGTGATAAAACCGTTAACGCTACATGGCGTTTCGTGATTGACGGTACTATAAAATACGTGGGTATGACCTACGACGTAGTAGCATCACAGATTACTCAACCAACAGCCTTGACGGTTTCGGCGTGGGTAGATAATAAAGAAGTGGCTTCAGAAGAAGTTACTTTTTTAAATGTCTCAGACGGCAGAAACGGCACCAAAGGCGATACCGGTCCTAAAGGCGACAAGGGCGAACGTGGTGACAGAGGTCTCATGGGCTTGCAAGGACCGAAAGGTGACCAAGGCACCCCCGGTGTTAAGGGTGCTGACGGTAAAACACAGTACACCCACATTGCTTACGCTGACACGGTGTCTGGTAGTGGTTTTAGCCAAACCGACACTAATAAGGCGTTTATCGGCATGTACCAAGATTTCAATGCTACAGATAGCCGTAACCCACAAGACTATCGCTGGTCTAAGTGGAAGGGTAGCGATGGACGGGATGGGATTCCGGGTAAAGCTGGAGCGGACGGACGAACGCCCTACGTCCACTTTGCCTATGCCGATAGTGCCGATGGGCGAGATGGTTTCAGTCTGACACAGAATGGCAATAAGCGCTATTTGGGTGTATGCACCAACTTCGATAGAACGGATAGCATTAACCCAGCTGATTATTCATGGAATGACATGACGGGTAGTGTGTCAGTTGGTGGTGAAAACCTTATCCGTAACTCAGCTTTTCCAGAAAATCTGGATAATTGGGGCTATTGGGAAGTACCGCAACCCAACTCTAATCTGTCCATTTCAAGCCATGGGTTTTACTACAATGATTCGAAACCGATGTTTTTGTTAAAAACGGCGTCCCTGTCTCCATCCGCAACTGGTCGTTTTCCAGTTAAGCGAAACACTGATTACTCTCTTAATGTTTCTATTTTAGCTGGCGGTAATCTAAAAGGGATAGATATCTATTTCCTCGGACGCAAGTCAAATGAAACTAAAACTTTTAGCAAAGTAGTTAATATCAAACACTTTGACGGTTCGCCATCAGCTAGTAATGTTTCTAAGTTTCACTTCACTTTCAACGCTGGAGAATGTGATGAAGGTTTCATTCGCATCGATAACACTGGTACTACTGACGGCAGTCAGTCATTGTTATTCTTCACAGAACTTGATTGTTACGAGGGTACGACTGACCGAGCGTGGCAAGCGTCACCGAAAGATTTAGCTAGCCAGTTAGACAGCAAGGCTGACAGCGCGTTGACACAAAGCCAGTTAAATCGACTGAATGAGATTAATTCAGTGATGAAATCGGAATTAGAAGCTAAGGCATCGCTTGATACACTCAATCAATGGGTGAAGGCTTATCAAGATTTTGTGAATGCAAATAACGCTAATAGGGCACAAGCCGAGAAGAATCTTGCGGATGCAAGTAGCCGTGTAGCAAAACTAGAGAACAATCTGAACGATATGTCAGAGCGTTGGAACTTTATCGATAGCTACATGACATCCTCTAACGAGGGGCTTGTTATCGGTAAAGCGGACAACTCTAGTTCTATGCTATTCAGTCCGAGTGGTCGTATCTCAATGTTTTCTGCCGGGAACGAAGTGATGTATATTTCACAAGGCGTGATTCACATCGAGAATGGTATTTTCTCAAAAACTATCCAAATTGGACGATATCGAGAAGAACAGGATTTCATCAATCCTGACAGGAACGTGATTAGATATGTGGGAGGTAGTTAATCATGGTAGAATTTTGGTCAAATAATGACCGTGGATATCGTATCAGGCTGTGGATTGACCAAGTTGGACAGAATATCCAAAACAACACAAGTGATGTCCGTATTCGATTGGCATTGCTTAACCAAGGGTGGACATTTGCAAGCTATCAATGTTCTGGGTACGTTGATGGTTTTGGTCAACGAATTGACTATTCTGGAAGTCCAGCGATGTTTAACCGAAATTCGGAAATACAGTTGATTGATCGCACAATTACTGTTCGTCATGCTGATGATGGGTCTGGCGCCTTCGGTGTACGCGCTCATTTCAATGGCTCGGGTGGATACAGCCCCGGAAACCTAGACATTGGCAATCAAGGCATAACACTGACAACTATCCCAAGAGGGAGTTCAGTGAGTGTCTCGGAGGGATTCATTGGCAATCAAGTAGATATTACTATTGACAGGAAAATAGCTGGTGCCACGCATACACTACACTACGCTTGGGGCAATAAGCAAGGTAAGATTGCCGACAACGTTGGGACATCGTTCAAGTGGACAATCCCAGCGGATTTCGCAAACGACATACCAGATGCGACAACTGGCCGGGGTACTATATACGCCGATACTTATGTTGACGGCAAATTGATTCAAACACAGTCAACGACACTAACAGCAAGGATTGTCACAAACAACGCGAAGCCGTCGTTCACTGGATTTACTTTAACGGACGCAAATGCAACGACTCAAAGGATAATTCCAGAGCCAACACATTTCGTGTCCATCATGTCGCTTGTGAAAGTCGCCTTCAACGGAGCACAAGCAAAAAGCGGAGCTACGATAGCTGGGTACTATGCTGAAATTGTTGGTGCCAGTAATTCCATTTCAACGAATGGTGGGGTATTCCGTGAGGTCGCTGTAAACAAAGACACTCAAATGACCTTGAGAGGGAGAGTTCAAGACTCTCGTGGGATTTGGTCTGATTGGAAAGAGGTTGAAATAACATTTCTATTCTATTTCAGCCCAACACTTAAATTTGAGGTTGCCAGAAGTGGCTCGAAATCAGATACACTAACCATTAAGAGATTTGCTAAAATAGCGCCACTAAGCGTTAATGGCGTTCAAAAAAATGCCATGAAGCTGACTTTTACAACAACCAAAGTTGGAACAAGCAATGTTGTTTCGGATAATGGGCAAGCTGGCGGTGAATGGTCAAGTATTTCTGAATTCAAGGCATCTAACGCAAATTTAGGCAAGGAATATCCTGCAGATACTTCGTTCGTAGTCACAGGAAAATTAGAGGATAGATTTTCAGTCTCAGAATTTCAAACTACAGTGCCGACCGATAAAATTATCATGTCCTATGACCGACAAGGCGTTGGTATTGGTAAGTATCGTGAAAATGGAGCACTTGATGTCGATGGATTGATTTATTCAGGCTCAAAACTAATCCAACACCACAAGCTTACAGAACCGAACGGTGCAGCGATTGATAACAAGGTAGATAACCTAAACGACTATAGAACCACTGGTTTTTTCTCGGCAATGAGTACGATGAAGAACTATCCTATCAGCAAACCTAAACCTACAGAGCAAGTAGGCTTACTAGAAGTAATAGAGGGCCTGGGTGGTATTCATCAATCGCTGACAACAAGTTCAGGTAGGTTCTTCAAGCGGACCCTAACGCAGAATACAGTTGGAGATTGGGTTGAGTTTGTGCAAACCAACAAACCCGCTGTAAAAAAAGAAATCCAAATTGGCTACGGGGTGAAAGCGAACCTTGTGCGCCAGTCGAACGTAGTAACTCTCAGCTTAATCAGAGGTGTCTATTCCGTAGCTGAAGGCGAGTACAAGGGCTTAAGCGAGAAAATCCCTAGCGGATTCAAGCCTTGCGTCCAAACGCACTTGGTTGCCAGCAAAAATGTAGCCAACTGGCATAAAGGCTGCGCAGTATGGCACCTTGAACCGAATGGGAACATGTATTTTTCAAACCAAAATTCAGAAAACGCAGTCTACACAGGGACAGTAACTTACATCACGGAAGATGAATATCCAATTGAAGAAGGATAAAGAAAGGAAAAAAATATTATGTCACTTAAAATCACAAAACAACGCACGATCAATGCAGAATTTAATGTCGAAGAAGAAGGAACTACAATCCTTGTCAAGCAAACATTTATCAGTGTAGATTCCAATGCGGTCTCTACAGTTCAAGAAAATCTTCTTAACGCTGAATTATACGCAAAACATCGTCAAGATATGCGTGCGGATGAGCGTGCTCTACGTGAGTTGCGTTACAAAGTGGAAGATGAAGTTTTGGCAGAAACAGCAACAGGAGCATAACAAATGCACAAACCAAATGGCATTTTTGGCATTTTTGATGTCGTCAAAGAATTTTATGAATATGGAATCGATGAACATCTATGGGTGTTCTTGTTAATAGTAATTATTGGTTGCGATATTATCTTAGGCGTTTCCAGAGCGTGGGCTTTTCATGAATTTTCAAGCTCTAAATTTAGAAAAGGGCTAGTAAGCCACACCGCTATGGCTGTTTTTGTGACAATTTTCTATCCATTTGCAGTATTTATGAATCTAGGAAGTGTGATAGATACGTTTATCTTTGCAATGATCGCAGCATACGGCTCTAGTATTCTTGCCAGCTTATCAGCGCTGGGAGTGGAAATCCCATATTTTGACAAGTACATCAAAAAAAATATTGATAAAGAAAAATTTATTTTGACCTCAGAAATCGAGGAAGAGGAAGAAGGAGAAAATGAAAATGAAAATTAACTGGTCTATTCGTTTTAAGAACCGTACATTCGTAACACGCTTTGCACTCGCATTAGTGTTGCCAGTTTTGGCTTACTTTGGTATCAAGTTTGAAGATATTACAAGCTGGGGAGCATTGTTTGGATTGTTTGGCAGATTCTTGTCAAATCCATACTTGGTAGGTTTGACAGTGGTCAACGCCTTGAATATGTTTCCAGACCCAACTACAAAAGGGCTTAGCGATAGCGAACGAGCACTATCATATACTAAACCTTATGAGGGCTAGCTTATGGCTAAACTCATGACCTCTATCAACCAAATTGAAGTATGCAACAGATAATAATAATATTTTATTAAAATAAGAAAGGAGTGTTAAACGTGACATCAAAAACACAGTTATTAAACACGCTTGAGAGCCTAGTCAATCAACGTGTCACTGTCCCCACTAACCCGTATGGTGGCCAGTGTGTGGCCTTGATCGACAATGTGCTACAGTATCAAGGGTTGTTTAATCTTAATTTCAGCTACTTAAACGCCATTGATGGCCTAAGTAGGGCAGAAAGCTTAGGTCTTAAAGTAACACGCTTTAACGGAGCTAACAATCCGCCTGTTGGCAGTGTGTGGGTGACTAACTGCTTGCCATATCACCAATTCGGTCATATTGGCTTTGTGGTCGCAGAAAACCCAGATGGCACTGTTACCACAATCGAACAGAATATTGATGGAAACGCTGATTGCCTGTCTAATGGTGGATGGGTGCGCAAAGTAACCCGCAACCTAGACAGTGCTGGTAATTTCAGCTATATCGATTGGAACGCACCTAGTCAACAAATGGTTGGATGGTTTGAGTTGCCATTCGACGGGATGACAGAAAACACCTATTTTATCGATGTATCAGCGTATCAGCAAGGAGACCTTACAAGTATCTGTCAAGCCGCTGGAACTAACAATACAGTTATTAAGGTTACTGAAGGCACTGGTTGGGTTAGCCCAGTAGCCAGCCAACAAAACAACACAAGTAATTGTATCGGCTACTACCACTTTGCTCGATTTGGTGGCGATGTGACAACGTCACAAACTGAAGCGAATTACTTTATCGGTAGCTTGCCATCACATCTACGTTATCTTGTATGTGACTATGAGGACGGGGCTAGTGGTGATAAGCAAGCCAATACTAATGCAGTCCTAGCGTTTATGGATACCTGTAAGGCAAACGGCTTTGAGCCTATCTATTACAGTTACAAGCCTTATACATTGGCTAACGTGTATGTAGATCAGATTACTGCACGCTACCCTAACAGCTTGTGGATTGCAGCGTACCCAGATTACGAGGTACGCCCAGAACCATACTGGGGCGTGTATCCAAATATGGAACACACACGCTGGTGGCAGTTTACATCAACCGGCTTAGCTGGTGGATTGGATAAGAATGTAGTTATCATCAATGACGGTGATAGCCTAGTAAATAAGAAAGAGGAAGAAGAAAATATGAATTATGTAGTACGCAGCGAAAGCGGTAAAGAAGGTTGGGTAGCAGTCGTTAATGGTCGTGTGTTTGGCATCGGCTCAATGGGAACAGTGGACGCCCTCGAAGCCACTGGAGCTAAGCGTCTGCAATTAGAAGATGCAGACTTTGAGCGTTTCCTATACAGTCAATCAAACGACGCTGAAGCAGTTTCTAAAGCAATCAATGAAGCTAGTGCCTCAGTGGTTAAGGCTATTGAAGAACGCGCACAAGCCACACAAGGACAAACTGGTAAATAACAGACCACGAAAACTAAAAAATAGAAAAGGAGTATATCACCTCCCCTCAGACCACAGTAGGGACATCATGGTAGTAGTGGTCGAGCCTCAGCGTTTGCTGGGGCTTTTTTTATTTGGTATAATATATTTAGGAAAGCGCCAGTAACTCTACGGGGTCTGGTGCGTTTTTTTATTTTTTTGTGCTATAATATACTTACGTCAATCCCCCTGCATCCATTATGGACAGATACGTTCTGAGCAGGGGTTTTTTTGTGGTATAATATATCTACAGTAAGTAAATCTTGACCGCTCCAAAGACTGATTAAGTTCAGCGCCATGTAGACTATGTGTACGTAGCCCGATGGAACCTCTGGAATGGTTGCAGCAGCTGCTTACCGAAAAGAGCTCTTTGAGAGAAGACCCTTTTTGTGTTATAATAAGCCTATCCATTATAGGCGAAGAGCTACGAGAAAACTCATAGCTCTTTTTATATTTGCTAATCTCTGCGATAAGTGATAACATATTCTTCGGAATACTTTGGCATCTTTCGATAAACTCGAACTGTCCCCGGCTTTTAGTCGGGGTTTTTTATTTTGCAAAAAAAAACTAAATTTCTTTATCAAAAGTGTTGACTTTATATATTACATGTACTATAATATAAATGTAAGGTTGAGTGACAGACAACCTTAACAAACATAGGAGGAAATAGAATGGCTAAACATAACAAAAAACGATGGCTACGGATGAAAGAGTTAAGCATTGAAATTAATATCTTTTTCATCAAAATAACCATCGTTTGGAAATGATAGTTCGGAGCGAAAGCTCCTAACTATTGTTTAGTATATTCTAACATAAGAAAAAATGAAAAACAACAGAGGCAAAATCATTTATAATAATGATCATCTGAAGGTGACAGTAAGAAAAACAACACGGATGGAAAAAATCACGTTCCTTATCGGTGTAGTGGTTGTTTTACTTGTATGGTGGTTGTTGGCGAAATAAGGAGGCAATAATATGGCGGTATCGGAATCACAAAAAAAAGCGAATCAGAAATGGGCAGAACAAAACAAGGAACACAGAAATTATCTGTCAAAACGCTCGTCAGCTCGTAGCTTTATCAGAAATCATGCTACGGGTTCGGATTTGAATGAGCTAGAGGAATTGATTGCAGAAAGAAGGAACAGACTCATGACGGAATGAGAATGATAAAAAAAGGGGGCAAATAAGGGGCAATAAGTGTAAACTTTAGTAACTTTATGTGAGTTTTACCGAATGCACTTTACACGCATATACCCTTATTTAATAGGTTTTCTTCCTATTATATACGCATTTTAAAATCAATTAATTTTCCCGCACAGTAAAATAATTTAAGTTATACTTAAATATAAAGGGCTCTTTTCTACCATTTGTCAAGTCTATCAAGGCTTTAAGTAAAAAAAGAGATAAGACAGTATCTATTCTGAGGTTACT